AGGTTACGGTCGGTATTGATTTCACGGCACGGGATTTGCAGAATAAATTGCGTGGACAGATGGCAGATTATAAAAGCTTTTCAAAGGCTGCCGGGCTGAAAGAGCGTGATAACCGACTTAGATTGGTTACTGGAACGAGTAATCTCGTCAAAACTGTTACATATCAGCGTGAAAATAAATTTGTAAGAAGTAAAAATCGTGGTATAATTAATAGTAGGAATATGGCAAACGGAATGCGACAGAGTCCATTTGTTGTATTAGAAGATGAACAAATTGAAAAAATACAGCAATATGCAAATGAATTGGATATTCCAGTAGATATTCTTAGTTTTAATACAGGAACGCAGACAGGTTTTGTTGATGGAACTAAAATTATCCATATAAGGGGAGATATCATACCTGATAAGGAATCAACAAACAATAGAGATTTATTGTCAGAAAAAGCAGTTTTGGCGCATGAATATTACGGACATTATATGAATGATCCATCACAGTTTAGGATTGGTGATTGGAGAGATGAATTTAGGGCGAGTTATTCTGCATCAATCAATGCGCCCGGATTAACGGATATGGATAGAAGAATGTTAATGCTTGATGCATACGACAGAGCAAAAGAAGCGGGAGTTCCTGTTAAGTATAATAAGAATGCAAGGAGGATAATTTATGGTTATGATGAATGATATAGAACGGAAAGCATTAAACGAAAAACTTAATAATCCCCAAAAAGATGTACGATGTCCTCGTTGTGGCAATATAATTAATTATGATAAAAGAGGAAATTCTATTGCTGTAGAATGTGCTACAAAAGATTGTATTTATGGAGGAATAAGAGGAATATAAAACACTATTTACAATAGAATGACTATTTTTCATTGCTAACATGCAAAAAGTGTTATATAATATCACTAGGGGTGATATATTGAATCCTAGTAGATTTATCTGGTATCCTTGTCCAAAGTGTGGAAGCCACCTTTTGGCAATCAATAAAGATACCGAAGTTAAAAATTTGCCGTGCAAATGCAAGCACTGCAAACGAGAAAGTTTAATAACGATAGTGCCGATGATTAGAGCCGATTAGTCAAGTCTTAAATTAGGACTTGATTGATTGGCTCTTTTTAATGCCGCGGATTGATGTAATGGCAGCATACTGGTTTCCTTAGCCAATAGTGGTGGTTCAAATCCACTGTCCGCAATTATCTGTGGGTGATTCTCCCACGTTAAACAAATCATCGTTAAAGGAGATATGAAAAAATGAAAAGAGAAGAATTAGAAGCACTTGGAATGGCAAAAGAACAGATCGATAAAGTATTGGACATGCATCATGCGGAGCTTGATCCGGTTCATAAAGATCTGGAAACAGCACAGGCAGATCTGACTGCTGAGAAGACTATAACCGCGACACAGGAAACAACCATCAAAGATCTGAAAAAGGATCTTGAGGAGTTTAAGGATGCCGATGTGAGCGGAATGAAGCAGAAAATCGAAGATCTTGAGAAAGACATTAAGACAAAAGATGCAACGTATCAGCAGGAGATTGCGGATCGTGATTTCAATGATCTTCTCAAAGAGAGTATTGCATCTGCAAATGGTAAGAATGCTAAGGCGATCACTGCTCTTTTGGATGTTGATGTCTTGAAAGCATCAAAAAATCAGAAAGAGGACATTGCAGCAGCAATCAAGACATTGACGGAAGCAGAGGACAGCAAAATGCTGTTCGGTGAGCCGGAACCGAAACCTGCAGGAAAAGTTGATCTTATCGGGGGAGTGAAAAAGACACCTGATGAAGGAGTTTCTTCTCTGATGGACGCATTAAAAGAAAAGTATAAACAGTAAAGGAGAATGAATCATGGCATTAACATTAGAAGAAGCAAAAGTCGGTTATGCAGACAAAGTAGAACAGAATGTGATCGATGAATTTAGAAGATCGTCTATCCTGCTCGATAAACTGACATTTGATGATACCATTTCACCAACAGGCGGTAGCAATCTGGTATATGGATATCAGAGATTAGAGACACCATCTACCGCATCAGTACGTCAGATTAATGCTGAGTACTCACCAAACGAAGCAAAGAGAACCAAATGCACAGCAAGCCCGGTAATCCTTGGTGGCTCATTCCAGATTGACCGTGTGATTGCACAGACATCTGGTGCTATTAATGAGATGGATTTCCAGATTAAAGAGAAAACAAAGGCGGGAGCGAATTACTTCCACAATTTGGTCATTAATGGAACATCTGCGGCTTCTGGTACAGGATATGTACCTAATACCTTTGACGGACTTAAAAAGATTTTAACTGGAAAATCAACCGAGATGACAACTGATATTGACATTTCAACATCTACATTATTAGACAGCAATTACAACGCATTGCTTGATGAATTAGATACATTCATTGCATTATTGGCTGCAAAACCAGATGTGTTAATGATGAATAGTAAGATGCTTACAAAGGTGAAGTCCGCGGCACGTAGAGCAGGATATTATGACAGAAATAAGGATGATTTCGGTAGAACTGTAGAGACATACAATGGAATTATTCTTATGGATGCAGGACAGTATTACAACGGTTCTACTACAGAAGATGTTGTTTCAACATCAACACCTGGTTCAGATACGTATGGTACAACTGATATTTATGCAGCAAAACTTGGACTTGATGCATTCCACGGAATTTCCGTAGATGGCAGCAAGATGCTTAAGACATACCTTCCAGATTTACAGGCACCTGGAGCTGTAAAAACAGGAGAAGTCGAGTTGATTGCTGGAGCAGTACTTAAAAACAGCAAGATGGCTGGTGTGCTGAAAGGAATTAAATTATTAGGCAAGACTGCCTAAGGAAAGAGAGGGAGCTTGATATGCCTTATATTGATTGGGAGCATTACAGCTCCCTTTATACGAATGTTCCGGAAGATGATTTTCCAGCATTTCTGCAAAAAGCATCTGTTAAACTGGATGTACATACCCATATGAGGGCGAGAAAGTTTGAAGATACTTATGACGAAGCATCGGCAACGTACTTTCAGAAGCAGGTGCATGTGCAGATACAGAATACCGTCTGTGATCTGATAAATGCACTTTATATGCAAGAGTCTACTGGAATGGGAACAGGAGTTTCATCTGTCAGCAATGATGGATATTCCGAATCATATAAGATTACTACAGTTGCAGAGAAAGAATCACAGCTTATATCGATTACGAGAGGTGGTCTTTCTGGTACGGGATTGGCAGGTGCGTTATGAGTGGATTATTTACCGATACAGTTACGATTTACAACAAAATTTATGATTCAGAATGGAAAAGAACAGTTGTAAAAGGCGTACAGTGGTCTGATAAAACCGAAAAGAAAAATGAAAACGGAAAAATCAGCATTGCCCGGTACGCGTCCGTAACATTCCCGAATGGCACTTATGAAGGACTGACGCTCAATTCTGCTAATGAGGAGGATTGCATTGTGTATGGAGCAGTCGAGGACGTTGTAGAGGATGTCAAAGGGAAAAGAATTTCTGATTTGATGAAGAGATATCCAAAATCAGGAACGATACAGTCTGTAAACGATAATTCCAATCGGGATTTTTGCAAAAATATTAAGGCGGTGGTGGCGTAATGGCTGGAATCCATGATTACAGTACACCAAAAGGCGAGTTCCACGAGGTAAGACTTCCAAATGGAAAAGTGTCATTCGAAATCAAGTGGAATCCGGGATTTGGTCCCAAAATGGAAAGCACGTTTAATACGGTGCAGGAGTTTGTTGATTCTGAATGTCTCCGATTGAGTGAACCTAAAGTGCCAAAAAGAGAGAATATTCTGATTGAATCCGGTCACTTGAACACTGCGATCGGTAGTGGGCAAATCAAGTACCGTACACCATACGCTAGACGATGGTATTATATGCCGGCTGCTTTCCACGAAGCTCCAGAACGTGGGAATTATTGGTTTGACCGCATGAAGCAACAGTATAAAGAAAAAATTCTTTCTGGTGCAAAGAAAATTGCAAGTGGAGGTTAATATGACTGTTTCACAATATATTGTAAAATTGCTTAGCAATTATGATGGTTTATCAATTGATATGAACCATGTAGCAGACGGCTCCGATCAGTATGGTCTTTTTAAGTCACCATCAAGAAACTTAAAGGAAATGACAGACGGAAGTTGCGAGATTACAGAATATTATAATTTTATCGCACGCCAGTCAACCGGATCAAGATCAGAGAGGAAAGAATCTGATGAATGGTTAGAAGATCTAACATATTGGGCAGATGATTTCGCTTACACATATGCATTTCCAGCACTTGATAAAAATAGAACGGTGACCGGATTTTCCATTACCGGGAATCCATATCCGATGGAAGCAAGTGACAAAGATACATTATATCAGATGTCATTGTCCATCACTTATTTACGAGAAAGAGAGGTATCATAAGGTCAGGATTAACAAGATTAAAAAAACATAGAACTATTCCATTTTTGAACACCGCCGAGACATCGGCATTAACACCTTCGTGGGCGAGAATTGGAAAATCCACAGTATTTGACTTGGTTTTGAACGCACAGACCGAGGATAACGATTTTATTGAGGATGAAATCCCAACAACAGATATTAAATACTACAAACCATCACTTGCGCAGGAGTTACAGGCAAACAAGGGAGATGCGGCATTTGATTATCTGTATGATATGTTTTTCAATTTGCCTACAGGCGAAGATGTAAAGAAAGATCTACTGATTGTATTTGATGGAAATATTGGATCAGAGGGAACGCCTAAATTTAAGGCATGGAAAACAAAAGCAACTTTAACACTGGATCATTTTGATTCCGTTGCAGAGAAGATTTATTTTAGTTTTTCAATTAACCACATTGATCGAGGTACTGTTACGGTTAGTGATGGAGTACCTACATATACCGCAGATAGTGCGACTTAGGAGGATTTATGGATTACACAGTAATTATTAACAACAGAAGTTATGATTTACCGAAAAAGACAGTTTCAGTTATGAATAAGCTGGATGATGTTTTGAAGGTGGACAATCTTAATATTAAGGCAAGACAGAAATTTGAAAAATTACATGAATTTGTAAAAGATATTCTTGGTGAGGCGAATGCAAAAGAAATTTTAGGATCGGACAATCTGGATGAAATCGATCTGTCAGATTTATCCATCGGAGTGCTGAAAATCAATGATGCTTATAATAAACCTTTAAACGATTATAAGATGGAGAAAATGAGAGCAACGTTGAACTCGGCGCAGATTGATAAAATTAATAATCTGGTAAACAGCGCAACAGCAATGGCTAATCTTCCGGGTGCAGCCAATGCTTGATCTAACAAGAAAATCACTACCAAACACCGTCAGAGTGGGCGGTAGTGATTTTTCTATATATACAGATTATCGTGTCTGGATGCGATTTGAAATCGAAGTTACAAAGCTTAAGCGTGGAGAAAATATCGATGTTTCGTATTTATTTAAAAATGAAATGCCGGCACATTGTAATTTGAATGAATTATTTATTTTTTCAAGACCGGAAACACCATTACCAAGAGATATTTATCATCGAAACATAATCACATTGGATTATGAGCTTGATAGTGATCTCATATACAGTGCAGTTTTAGGACAATACGGCATTGATTTATTTGAAGTGGACGAATTACACTGGCATAAGTTTTTGGCTTTGATGCGAGGACTTAACGACAGCACGAGACTTCGTGAAGTCATGGGGTATCGCTGTTATGAGAAGAATCAGGATAAAGATAGAGATATATATTCTGAAATGCGTAGAGCATGGGAAATTGATAGGAAAACAGAAACTGAGTTGGAAGAAGATGAAAAATTCAGCAATCTTTTCAACTAGGAATGCGAGGTGAACCAGTGAAGGTCTGATGGATCTTTAGTTTTTGATACAAAATTATTAACAGATGGATTTAAAAAGGGCGTCAGTGCACTGGGGGGCATAACAGTCAATGGCATGAAAACAATTACTGCCGGAATAACTGCCGGAGTTACGGCGGCAGCCGGAGGGATTGCTGCAATCGGAACG